ATCGCACAACCGTCGATGCCTTTGGTCATGCCACCCTTCTTGAGCGGCTGAGACTGTGCCTTCTTGTAGGCTTCCTGCATCTTGCGGGTCATCTCCTCGTCCTTGGCCTGCTGAATAAGTTCAGCCTCCCTACGGGCAGATGCTGCCTGCTGCGGTGATCGACGCGGACCCTGCGGTCCTTTCGGTAATGGTTTCATGTTAGCCCCTTGTTCTGCCGCGCACAGCGCAGCCATCAATGCCGCCGCCCATTGCCATCTTCTTCTTGGGCTTGCTCATGCCAGCCTCAGAGAGCGCAATGGCAACGGCCTGCTTGCGGTTCTTCACCACAGGACCTTTCTTGCCAGAATGCAGGGTTCCTTCTTTGAACTCCCGCATCACCTTACCCACCTTGGCAAGGCCACCGGGCTTGGAAATCTGCTGGGACATATTGGCGCGTGACATTGCCATCTCACTTACCTCGTTGTCTAAACGGTCTTACTTTCTGCGCGATGCCTTTAGGCTGCGCGACAAACTGTTTGCCTTGGGCTTTACCCTGACGCTTGGCGGCGGTGGTACGGGCATATTCCGCAGGCGAGAGAGCCTTGATCGCAGCCGCTGGTAAATATCTTTCACCCGTTTGACTAGAAGGTTTTCCACTTTTGGTTCTCCACTTCTGCGCGGTCCACGCCTTTAATGAACGTTGAGGGGCTTTCATACAATCGGCCCACCTACAATCCAAGCATCGCAAGTACGACTACCCGCGCACTTGAAATGGAACAGTTCGCAATAGCCTAAGTTGCTGGCTTCGATCACATCATACGAATAGTCGGTATGCGGCTCGTCTCCAGACTCCATTCCTTTTGAGATGCAGTTAAGCATCTCTTTGGTCTTAATGAATGCCGCGCAGTTACCGCAGCGCGATTTCTTGGCCTCATCCGGGGTAACGCCCCACATCTTGGCCTTCGCATCCCAAAACTTTTTGGACGGCTCTTGAGGGTTGAGAGGTCCGTATCCGTAGTCTTCGATGGCATGGTTGCGATTCTTCAGGTTGACATGGACATCCATGGTCGCAACGGGACAAGCCTTGCCCCGGCCACCTTTGTAGGAACGTTTAATGGCTTGTCCTATGGCATCCTTTTTGAGGCGCATTGCCATTAGTCGCGGTAACCTCCGCCTGCCTCTTTGTACTTCTTAGCCAATAACTGAGCCTTCCTTGCACTCCACTGACCCGGCTTGGTTCCGTGGGTGGATGAGGCTTTGATCTGGTTGAAAAGGCGCTTACGCAGTTCGGGTTTCGTGTAGTTACCCGCCGCGTTTACCTTGCTCTTTGCCTTTGCCATGTTAAGCGACCTGTGAGTATTCATCCCACTCTGGAGAGTCGGATGAAGAAAGCAAATACATACGAGCAAATTCTAAAAGTTCAGGATCATCCCTGAAATGACCAAGCCCTCTATTGCAATGGTTGCAAAGGAGGCCACGAATTTCCCCGGTTTTATGATCATGATCTACTACCAAAGGGCCGCTGTCTCCACAAATGACACACTCTTTGGTTTCGGACTTAATTTGAAGCAAGTCATGGTCAGAAATTACGTTTCTGAACTTGCCTCTATTTATTCCGTTTCGATAAGAAGAACGACATGCCCGACACCAACTGTCAAAACCATTCCGCTTTTTGTTGTGCGGAGGGAAAAACTCCGACGTTGCCGGTTTCATATCTCTGCATCTAGTGCAGTTCAGCAGTTCCATGCTTTTAACGACAACGCTTTGCGCGTTGGTCGCCCCTTCTCATCCTTCATCGGACCCGGCATTCCAGACATTCTCGCGCAAAATGACTTACGTCTGGCCGCATCCTTTTTGGTTTTTGGATTCGGAGCAGGGGGCTTCAGTCCCGGCTTGCCGGGGTTAGCACGGTTGTAAGAAGCCCTGCCTTTGGCATTCAAGCCTCCAGCAGGATTCTTGCCTTCGCTTCTTTGCCAAGCAGGACTTTTAGCCATGAATCACCCGCAGATAACAGTGACTTTCGACACCTGATCCAAGGTCATCACGGCGATATCACCACGACCCGAATTGCTCTTGGTCGTGAGAACTCCTTCCGGCGGAACCATGGCATCGTTAGCCGTGCTATCAGCCGGGGTGAAGAGTTTCAGAATCACCGTGTTGTTCGGCTGAGCGGTGAAGGTGATGCTGCCCTCTACTGAAGAGGCCACATACAGCACCTGCTTGATCCGCGTTCGGGGGAACGCCAGATCTCCACCGTAGCCAATCTTGACTCCACCCGCCGACGCTGCATCGATAGAGATGCTGTTGACGCTGGTGTAGTAGTTGGTCGAATAGACCACCGATGCGCTGGGTCCCGTTACCGTTTCGGTCACGATTCCGTCGTAGCCTTCCGCCCCAACCTTGACACCAGTGATGGTGAAGGTCTTGTTGGAATCTGCTCCGTTGGAGGTGATGGAAACCTTATAGCCGGTACCGTACTGACCGACGCTGCTCTTCAGAAGGGCAATGCTTCCTGAAGCCGCGATGGTCGCAGAGGCGCGAAAATAGTCATCGTCGCTGGTCGGGTTTACCGCCCAAACATCATACTGAGCCATAGAGAATCCTCCGTTTTAGGGGCTAAACCCCGGTTGATTAAACGGTGACGCTCTTGTAGAGGGCGATGTAGGCCGTGGTCGCGCCGACGAGAACCTGAATGTAGCCCGTCTGAGCGGACACCGTGCCAGAGGCGGCATTCACTGCCACAGCAAACTTGGTGCTGCCAACCGTGAGGCTGGTGCAGAGAAGGTTCGTGACGGTGCCTGAAGCGGCCTTGATGACGGTCGCGGACACATCACCAATGAAGCCATTGTCCGACTCAACCGGACCAGAGAAAGTAGTCTTAGCCATGTTTAAACCTCGTATGCGAGTCGTCCACCAGTCTGCATACCGTCAGCCGGGTCTGTCTGGTGGACTCGTTTTCCCGGTAATGTGATTAAACACCACAGATACACAAAAAGAAAGGGGGCCTTTCGGCCCCCGATCTTTGCCTTGTGGGCTATCAGGTCGAACCCGGCGAACCGTAGATGCCAAGCGGATCGCTGACACCAAACGAGTAACGCTCACGAGCCTTGTACCGGACGTTGCCGGTATCAAAGTCCCCGTCCATGGAGGTCGCAAGCGGCGTACGCACGAAGTGCTTCATGCCGTTCGGGACATCCGTGATGAGGAAGAAGGCGTTCGTGTCGGTCAGGTAATGGTTGACCGCATAGCCTTCCGGGATCGCGCCCATGTTACGGATCGCGTTGATGTCGTTATCCGCAGTCGCCGTACGGAGAGTGGTCTCCATGAGGCGCTCAGCAACGAACATCAACTGCGACGGAACAATGAGACGGCGCGGACGGGCGGCGATCAGAAGACCGCGCTCGTCCACGAAGTTCGCAATCGAAATGATTGCGTCTTCAAGCGACGTTTCATTGAGGTCCGCACCCACGGTCGGACGGTTGGCATTGGTGCCACCGTTGACGAGCGGGTGAGCCGTGCTGAAGAGCGTCACACCGTCGCCAGACTGGAACGTGGTGAAGCCGTTGTTCAGCAGAGCAGCAGCCTTGACCTGCTTGGTGTTCGCCATACCACGGGCGAGAGCCTTGGTGTAACGAGCAGAGAGTTGGTCATAGAGGTTATCCTCCATGGCTTCCTCAGTGATCGAAAAGCCCATGGCAATCGTCTCGTGGTTGTAACGAGCCGTCCAAGCCTCCTGCGCGTTGTCATAGGCAATGGCCTGACCTTCCGGCTTAACCGGGGCCGTGCCGAAGCCCGACAACTTGACTTCCTCTTCGAAAGCCTTTTCGGAGTTTTCGGTCTCATAGATGAGCGTATGCTCATCCTCATACTTGGCATACTCCAAACCGAAAAGGGCATTTAGCCCCGGCAGGAGTTCCTTCAACATTTGTGCGCGTGAAATAGCCATTTTCTAGAACTCCTTAGGCTGTGACGCTACTGTAGTAACCGTGGGTCAGAACGTTCAGTTTGACCAACAGTTCACGGTAGACGGTGAACACAATGCTCGACGCAGCCGGAATCGCCGTAACGCTACCCGGCACTGCGATGGCCGCGTTAATCGTGACGGACGTATCACCAGCAGCAACTGCCGATGTGACAAACGAACCCGTCTCAATCAACTGACCATTTGCAGCGTAGTAGGCCACGCTCGTTCCAACCGGAAGTGCCGCCGGAGCGCCCGAACCCGTGAGGGTGATCGTGGTGCTGGAGGACGAACCGGTCGCGGCGTAGGAGATTGAAGTCTCCGGAACCACACCCACGCAACGAAGCGGGAGAATGGAAGTGACCGGGGTAGCAGTGGGCGCGAGGATCGCGTTCTTGCTGTTACCGGTGTTCGCATTACCCGTGTTGTTGATGCAGGCAAGGTTGGTGCCGATCATCGCGTAAGCGCCAGAGGCCATGACAGTCGTGGCAGAACAGACCGCCGCCTTGAAGACAGCATCCGGATCATCAACCACATAGGCCACCGCATCACCAGCCAACGTCGAAGCAGGCCAGTACTGGCTGTACCGCTTGTCCTTCGTGACCGGATCAGTGTAGGAGCAACCAAAGAAAACGCCCGTCAGCGCGTTCGATGAAGTCGTGGACTCAATCGAAACGCGGGTGAGCGAACCTCGTACGACCTTGACGAAATCTCCGTAGAAGATATTCGTGTCATAGCCGTACTGAATCGGGTATGCACGGGTCGAACCCGCGAACACCTGACCGCCGATGAGGTTGATCGGCAGGAACCCATAAGGGGCTGTCACATCAGTTCCTGAAGCCATTTGAAATTACCTCAATAAGTGGAAAGAAAAGGATTTAACCTCGTCCGAAAGTGGTGCGCGTTGATCGCTCCGGATTAAGGAGCGGCATACGCGGATCATTTTCCCGCAAGAAACTGCGGTCCACGCCGTCGATCTGGCGATCAGAAAGTTCTTGGAAATACTTCTGGCGTTGTTTCATCTTCTCAAGCGGGGCCTTGCAAAGAAGCAAACCACCCACTTCGACATTGCCTTTGAACTGAGAATTGATGTCGGACATGATCTTCAACTCAGGATGATCTTCTGCCCGAACAGGCTCCCAGCCTTCACGCATTTGACGCGAGACGTTGGTGTTATCCGAACGTCCCAAAGAAGAGGTACGAATCCATCGATAGACCCAACCATCCTTCTGCTCCGGAATCGGTAGCGCGGATTGCGGCAACCACGAGTCGTTAGGACGCGCTTCGGCTGCACGGTCGATACGAACTTTGCGCTCATCAGCCATTTGAACTCTCCTTGAGAAGTTGTTTGGCGTACTGCTCTGGGGTTAGGCCAAGTCTCTTGGCGAGGGAGACTTGTGTGGCAGTCAACTGGATTTTGCGTGGCTTGGCACCATTGTTTCGATTCGCCGGGGCGACCACGTTTGAAGGTGTGCGTTGAGCCGGAGCGGGAGCCACTTGGACTTCCTCATCCTTCTCAAAGTAGTCAGGGAAACGCTGTTTCATGGCAGCGTCAATCTTCTGGTAGTACTCGTCCGTGTCGGGCTTCACACCCTCTTCACGAACGAGCGTCTCGTGTACGCCATAGGCCAAGGCAGTCATGGCACGGTTTCCCTGTGGACCGAACCATGGGTTGCGCTTGGTCCATTCCAAAGCCTTTTGACTGGGCTGCGGAACGGCTGGCTGAGGCTGCGGAGCAGCCTGTTGATACTGCTGAGTGTCCTGTTGAGGACGCTGACGGGACTGAAGCACACGTTCGTGCTTCTCCGCCTCGCGGAACTCAGACTGGGCATTCAGCAGTTTCTCCTGAGCATCGATGATCTTTTGGGCATCACCGGCTTCATAAGCCTCTTTGTACAGAGACTTGGCCTGATCAAGGGCCAACGTTGCACGGGCTTTGATCTGGCTGACCAGTGCGCCTTCGCCGCGTGAAATCAATGACTCGTATTGCTGGTTCTTTACCGCCAATTGCTTGGCGTAATTGATAGCCTCTTCGCGCATGCGCTCAGCCGCCTCTTTCTGGCGCTGAGCCTCATGCTGCTCGTACTTCAACTTGTTGATGCGCTTGCGGACTTTTTCACTGTAGTCCGACAGTTCTTCGTCGTTCTCTTCCTTCTCAGCCTGTTTAACCGGCTGCTTAGGAATGTCATCGACGATCTCCAGTTCTACCTCAGGTTCCGGGGCAGACTGGATCTCTTCCTTTTCAGGGATTTGCAACGGGGTGGTCACCCCGAAGAACTTGTCCTCACGGGACAACTCAGCGGCTTCGGTACTCATACCTTGGCAACTCCTCGCGGATCTTCCACCACGGCCTCGACCGA